CCCAGCGTGGTATCTCGGGGTGTGGCCCGATCGGCGGGTCATGCTGGCGGCGTATGAGGCGACCTTCGCCAGAAGCTGGGGACGCAAAGCCCGGCAGGTGTTCGTGGAGGCTGCGTGTCCGGTGTTTGGTCGGGGGCTGTCGGGCGACAACTCGGCGGCGGATGACTGGAGCACAACCGCAGGCGGGGGCATGTCCACGGCAGGTGTGGGTGGGCCGATGACAGGGCGGGGTGCACATCTCCTGATCATCGATGATCCCGTCAAAAACGCGGAGGAGGCACTCTCGGCCACCACGCGGGAAAACCATTGGGACTGGTGGCAGTCGACGGCATCGACTCGGCTGGAGCCGGGGGGAGTCGTGATAGGCATAATGACTCGATGGCACGAGGATGACATATTCGGCAGGCTGCTGAAGGGCGGGGGCCAGATCCGCAGGCTGACGTTGCCAGCGATTGCCGAGCCGGGGGACGTGCTGGGCAGGCAACCGGGGGAAGCCCTCTGGCCGGAGCGGTATCCGGTGCAGCGGCTAGAGCAGATGCGGCGGGAGCGGTCGGAATACTGGTGGCGGGCGATGTTCCAGCAGCGGCCCGGCAAGTGGGGGGAATCGAAGTGGGGTCAGTACCTGGGGGATCGCGTGACGGCGGCACGGTGGCCCGATGCGTTCGAATTCGGCGTGGTGGCTGTCGATCCATCCCTCGGGGCTGACGATCGAAAGGGCGACTACTCGGCCATTGTCTTCGTGGGGCGGGCGAGTGGCAGGCTGTGGGTTGATGCGGACATCAGGCGACGGAGCGAAACGGAGATCGCAGCGGATGCCGTGGGGATGTACGCCAAGCACAGAGCGAACCTGATGGTGCTGGAGGGGAACGGGTTCCAGCGGGTTCTCGGGGAGTCGTTTCAATCGGCGGCGATGGCAACCGGGATCATGCTGCCACTCCAGACGATCATCAACACGGGGAACAAGATCCTACGGCTGTCATCTCTCGGCCCTCTGCTGGCGGCGGATATGTTTCGGTTCAGCGACTCGCAGGGCTCCCGGCTGCTGCTGGATCAACTCGGGGAATTCCCTCGGGGTGACCATGACGACGGCCCGGACGCGCTCGAGATGGCGGTGCGGACGCTGAACGGGATCGCGGCAACGGAATACGACTCGGAGGAACTGGCATACACTCCATGACGCTGGGCCGTTATCGTAGTCTGATCGTGTGGTGTGTCTGCGGGCATCCGATGCGGGTGCGGTCATCGTGGGGCAGGGTTGAATACCGCGAGTGTCTGCGGTGCGGCAGGAAAGTCAAACGGACGAGGCGAGACAATGAGCGACGCAATTCGGCACCTGATGGAGGCATTCGTTCCGGAGACGATCAATAGGCAGGGTTACCTGTATGATGACCCGACCTTCGGCTACCCCACGGCGGTCAATCCGTTTACATCGGTCACCGATCGGACAGACGGGCGATTCAAGCCGTACTATGACAGCGAGGTTGACCTAGCCTACATTCGGGGAGCTGCCCGGAACCTGTCGCTCTTGACGCCTGTCGCAACGGCTGCCCTCGATCGGTTGGCGGAATACACGTTCGGCCCGGGGTTCGAGTTCACTGCACAGGGGAAGGATCCGCAGTTGGTGGAGATGTGTCAGCGGGTCATCGATCGGTTTGTCGATGACGTGGACATGACGGGCGTTCTCGACCGCGAGCTACATCACCGCAGCAGGGAGGACGGCGAGGCGTTCGGGTACCTCGAAGTGGGCACCAACGGCAGGCCGACGATTTGCATGATCGAACCCGACCAGATCCGCGAGCCGGGCAATACGCGGCAGTTGGAGGACTGGCTGCAGGACTTCGACGGCGTTACCTCGTGGTCGTTCGGTGTGCGGACTCCGGCGAACCGGCCAGCGGAAGCCCTCGGCTATCACCTGTCACGCGATGACGGCGGGCTGGACTGGGATTACATTCCGTCGCGGCGAATGCTGCACATCAAGAGGAACGTCAGCCGGAATGCTAAGCGGGGCGTGTCGGACACGTTCCTGGTGGTCGAGGAGATCGGGCGAGAGGCGAAACTCCGGCGGAACATGGCGGAGGGTGCAGCCCTTCAATCGGCTATCGCGTGGATCTTGGAGGCTCCCCCGGGAACATCACAGGCGAGTATCCAGACTCTCGGGGCGTCGGATGCCGTGACGCAGTACGGGCGGCAGGTGGTGGGCGGTGGAACCAAGCAGCAGAACGTCCAGCGGTACAAGCCCGGCACGATCCTCAAGCCATCGCCGGGGTTGACCTACAAGCCGGGGCCGATGGGGGCCGAGCGAAACAGCGGGTTCCTTGAGGTGTCGCAATACGTGCTGCGGATCGTCGGGACACGGTGGGCCATGCCGGAATACATGGTGTCCGGTGACGCCAGCAACGCCAACTACGCATCGGCCCTGGTGGCTGAATCCCCGTTCGTCAAGGCGAGGGAGGCGGATCAGGCGTTCTATGCGCGGGAACTGGAGGCACTGCTGTGGAAGGTGCTGCGACTGCAACACGATAGGGGGCTCCTGTCGGCCCGCCCGTGGCCGGAGGTGGAGGCACTGGTGGAAATCACCTGCCAGAAGCCGAGCGTTGCCAGCAGGAACGCTAGGGAACTGGCAGAGGTGTCCCAGATCCAGTTGGCTACCGGCATCTTGTCGAAGCGAACGGCAGCCCGACAGCAGGGCTTGGACTGGGCAGAGGAACAACGCAACCGGGCGGAGGAGGGACCGAGCCAAGCGCCGGCCCCGTCGATCATGCCGGTCAGGGAGGCGGAGGACTCGTACAGCCCGCCAGAAGCAGCGAGGAACAATGCTCGCCGGGTGCTGAAGTGGCGGGATGAGCACGGGGACGCGGTGGCCGGAATGACGCAGGTGGGATGGACGCGAGCCAACCAGCTTGCCAGCGGGGACAACCTGTCACGCGAGACAGTCGGGCGGATGGCAGCGTTCGCGAGGCATCGGAAGAACGCGGACGTGGCCCCCGAGTTCGAGGGCGAGCCGTGGCGGGATGCCGGTCACGTCGCGTGGTTGGGCTGGGGCGGGACAACCGGCGTTGACTGGGCTGCGGGGATTGTGGGCAATGTCTCTGAGTCGTGCGACTGTTCGGGCTGCGGTTCGCCGGAGAACGCTGGCACTCTGCAGGCGGCAATCGTCGCGGCATTGGAGAGCGTCCGGACGCTGCCAGAGGCTCGGGCGATCTTGGAGGGATTGCAGCAGTGAGCGAACTGGCAAACCGGATGGGTGTGGAGTCCGATTTCTCAAAGCGGCTATCCCGCCTGTCATCGAGGCAACGCAGGGAACTCCGCGAACTGCTGGGGAATCCCCCGGACGTGCGGAACGTCAGTGACGCCGATTGGAACCGCTGGGAGGAAGAGCGACGGCGGGAACTCGCGTTGATCCTTCTGGCGATCATTCTCGCATCGCTGAACCAGCACGTCGGGGAACTCTTGCCAGCCGGTCAACAGCCGAGCGACGCAACCCGCACGCAGGCATACCGGCAGGCACTGATCAGGGCGCAGGCGATCGCGGCAGAGTCGGCACGGTCGTCAATGCAATCGGCGAAAGAGGTGGTCACGGCATCGGGTGAGCTGATCCGCACAGGCACAGCGGCGGACGTGGAGAGCGTGCTGGTGTCTGCGATTGGGCCGGATCGTGACGCAGTGACCGCAGCGACTACGACAACGCTGGCACAGACAGAGGGGACCAACGCTACCGCCATCGTGCTGGAGCCTGCAGGATACAACCTCGTCACGCGATGGGTGACAGAGCGGGACAATCGTGTCTGCCCTGTCTGTCGGCCACTCAATGGCAAGGTACCTGATCTGTGGGGGCTGGTGCTGGATAACCTCGTGGCTCCTGGTGGTGTGCGGGCAAGTGCTGAGGTCGTGAAGAACGGCGGACCGCCAGCACATCCGAATTGCCGGTGTTATTTGCGGACGCAGGCAGAGCCAGCAGCCCGCAAGATTCGCGTCCCATGACCTTGGGGCAAATTCGCCCTAAGGTCGATTTTGTATGAAACCCCTATTTTGCTG